CCTTGTTTGTTGCCGTGTCGATTATCTCAATATCCCAATACTCCTGAATGCCTGTTGCAAGTAGTATGCCTTCAACTGAAAAAGTATGTGGTGGCTCACATGAGTATGGCAAGTAGAAATATCGGTGGTCAAGGTTCCAACGGCTGGGTAGTGTCTTTTTGCGTTCGTATAGGTCACGATGCGGAATGCTCATGATGATGTGACCACCGGGTTTGCAAATGCGATACCAGTTTTGAATTGCCGTGATTGGGTCATCCAAGTGTTCCAATACGTGGGAAGCATAGACATAGTCAAATGTGTTGTCTGCGTATATCTCCATCGTGGTGGCATCGCAGTCATCTTTGTCATGGTGGATGCAATCGGTCAATGAAATGGTATCAACTCCATCGTAGGTGTCAATTCTGCCGCAACCGATGTCAATGCCTTGTCCTTTGATGTAGGTGTCGTAAAATCCGGATGCGAGTCTGCGTTGGTGTGCCTTTGCTGTTTCAGCCATATTTCTGTTTTATTATTTGTGTCAGGTTCATAATTGTCCATGCACCATATCCATTGTCACCAGTCGGGATGACATTATGCGCAGTCGGGCAGATTTCAACAACTCTCGGATGCTTCATTATCTCGGCTATTGCGTAGGCCATTGACTGGTTTCCGACAAATAACTCACAGCCCTTGATGATGCCGCACAATTCCGCAAAGTCTTTGACTTCGATGTGAGAAATGTCGGGCAGTTTGGCTGAAATTACCCGGTATTCATCAGGCAGCCCCACGAATGAAATTCTGTCCTGATACCTGCGGAGTATGGAATAATCAAATGTCGGGTTGTGGTAACGGGCTGTGCGGTTCAGGATGATTTTATTGTTGCCTATTGGGGTAATATCAGACGGAATCGGCTCGGCAAGGTTGCAGGTCAGTTCGGGGTAGATATGAAAATACCACTGGGAGATATGTCCAGTGTAATTGTGAAACTTGCGGAATAGGTTAAAATTGTAGTCGCATTTTGCGGCTTCATCCGTGATTGTGCATTTGCCGATAAAGTCTGTGGACATCAGCAACGGAACGAGCATCTGCGCCATCTTCAAATTCATTTGCACCTTACCCATTGGGTGATTGAAATTGTATTGTGCAGGTACATCCACTTGTAAATACAGATGCACTTTGTCATTGTGCAACCGGGATGCTGCTCTCATTGCCGGGAGTGCATAAATCAAATCCCCTGCGTTGCCACCATGAATTATACTAACCATTGAGTGCCTCCCGATATAATCTTTTCAAAGCATCAAACATACATGACCTACATGCTGGGAATGGTTGGCCGTACAACTGCCTGTGTACCTCGTTTAATTTGGCATAATACCCAGCTTCCAGGGAATAAGTGCCTGTCTTATTTATCCTCTCAATGTGCGACTTCAAGTCAAGGCAAAGTGAACGCTGTTCAGGTGTCATATTCTTGTCATTATAAAGTAACAAACACAGGGTAAAAATACTCCCATAGCGATGCCAGTCAATGTGATTTCAATTAGTGTCATAGGTATCGGTCAATTAAGGCCCCAAATATAGCACATAATGCGCCATAAATTATACCGTACAATCCAAATTCAACGGTAAACCATACCAGCCCGGTCCACCATGATAGGCAGAACCCGCATTCAAAAGGTTTGATTGTCTTTCGGTAACGGCTGTCCAGCGCATAGACAAATGAAATCATCGGTGGGAAAAAGTAACGGGAAAGCAGGACACAAAGTGCCGCCACTCCCAAAATGTCAGTCATCGTATTCATTATATTTTTCTTTGATTTGTGTTTTGATTGCGTTTATGATTTGGCTAATCTCCCGGTAATTGATTTTCGTTTCCCGGGCCATCAATGCCATGCTTTGTTTGTCTTCCCATAGCTGCCATAGTTTAACCACATACCATTCGGAACGGTTAAAATGGTTTGCCACCTCTTTGAAGTTTACAGATTGCACCGCTTCTTGTTTTTTACGCAGGTGGGTTTCATCGTAGTCCTCGGCTTCCTCATCGTATTCATCCGGTAGCGGATCCATTGAACGGATAAAATCCCGGTAGAACTTTGTGTATCGGTTGCCGTTTACCGCATTGCACCCCACCCGGACAAGGTAGTACACCAGTCCATTGCTTTGGTGCAGTTGTATAAGGCGGTCCGCATCCATTTCACAGCAGATAAGTAGAAGGTGTTGTTGTAGGTCGGCAGCGACATGGCTTCCAATTTTATTACAGAAGTCAGGAAGCCATTTGGAATTGGCTAACTCAATCAGTATCTCGGTGCGCCTGTTCAAGTTTAAGTGCGTGAACTTTTTTTAGCCAATCTTTGAATGACTTGTTATCCCCATACCGGGCATGGTCTTTTCTGCACAATGCCATCAGGTTTTCAATCACATCAGCGTGTTTGCTTCCACCCATTCCCCTGGCTTCGATGTGGTGAATGTCCACAGCTTGTGCGCCACATACCTCGCAAGGGATGAAATCGCTTTTGTCATAGCCAAAATGGTCAAGATATAGCTTGGTATGCTTCTTCACAGCACAAAGTTTATTCGTAAAAGGTCGATATTTTTATATTGTGGATAACTTTCATAAAAATAATTTCATAAAAAGTATTGCAAGTATAGAAAACTATATTACATTTGCAGCATGGAAAACACAAAAACACCTTTTGAAATGGGCTATGAGGCCTGTCAGCAATTCAACTACTGGGGAACAAATGATGAAAACCCCTACTGGAACAACTCCGATGACTTCAAAGAATGGGAAAAAGGATGGTCGTGGTACATTACCCAAACGATCGAATGGGAACGTGACGAACAAAGCGACATTGATTATCACGAACGTCAGGAATACTGCAACGAATAAAAATAAATTTGGAAATCTAAAATCTTTGTTTTATAATTGCATATCGGAACAACAGGACTGAACCCCCTGCCGAGAAGATTGGACAAATGAAACGAATACAATTAACACCCACGCAAGTAGATAGTCGGTTAGTGTCCAGACCGGGTTCAACTATCGAAAGTGTGGGTGTTTTTTTTATGAATATCTACAAACCAACACCCCTACCGGTCGCATATTGTGACGAACAAATCGCAGAACTTGAACTGCGCAAAGAGTATGAAAATTACAGGCGAGAAAATCAGCTCATCACGTTATTACAATGTGAGTACCTTTGGATGAAACTTGACCTGCAAATTATCTATTATCAGCAATGCAAAAAATTAACCCTTAAACAAAATAACCATGCCTAAAAGAACCGTATTTATCGACAAAACAGACCCATTGAAAGAACTTACACCAGCACGTTCAGGTGACAACAAGTTTTTTGCTTTGATATTTTATGATAAAAATAAGAACCAAAGTTTTGTCATTGAACTTGAAAAATCTGCTGCCATTGATTTTTTGGCAGAATGTGAAACAAGAATTAAAAAACTTGAAGATGAGTAACGGATGGATTAAGATACACCGTAAAATGATGGAACATTGGATTTATCAAAATAGCCATTACTTTCATTGGTGGACAGATTTACTTATGAATGCAAACTTTGAAGATAAGAAGATACTTATCAAAGGAAATTTGTATGACTGCAAACGTGGTCAAAGTCTTTATTCATTGGACACTTGGGCTAAACGGTGGAAGGTAGATAAAAGCAAGGTTCGTAGGTTTTTACAACTGCTTCAAAATGATGGCATGATTGTAATTGAAAACGTTTCAGTTTCGACACGGCTAACTATCTGTAAATATGAATGTTACCAAGACGAGCGAAACGCAGATGAAACGGAAGTGAAACGCAAACGAAACGCAGATGAAACGCAGATGACACCAACTAAAGAATTAAAGAAAGATAAGAATGAAAAGAATGAAAAGAATATATATCGTAAAATTTTGCATTTGGAAATCACAAGGGCAGAAGTTGACAAGCTAATTGCTGATGGCTATACCATTGACCAAATTGATGACATTCTGGACAGGGCAGAAAACTGGAAAGGCATTGCAAACAAAAGGTCACTATATCTTACCGCAAAAAATTGGCTATCTGCTGACATAAAGAAAATCACAGCAGAAGTTTACCGAACACCAAAAGAAAACTTTTTACAATGATAGAGCAACAAATACTCGGAACGTGGTTGCAAGGTAAGCAGCTGGATTTAACCGCAACGGTACGCAGTGAATGGTTCACCGTACCAAAATACCGCACCCTATGTTTGACCATTCAGGCGATGTACCTTAACAACGAGCATATTGACAACGTGGCTGTGGTAATGAAGCACCGTGACATGGCAATGGACATCGCAGGGTTAAATAACCACTACACAGGTGAGGGCATTACCCGATTGGTGGCAATGTTGCATCAGGAATATATCCGTAAAACTCTTATTGAGAGCATGACAAATCAAGTAAAATTCATGCAGGATGGTGGGGATATTATGGAAAGTATCAGCAGCACTCAAAAAATGATTGATGAAATACAACTGAACGAAAGCGGACAAGCTGTTGACCTGATCACTCTACTTGGTGACCGCTTCGATAACTTGGAGAAACGAAGCAAATCCGAAATCAAAACTATTGGACTACCAACTGGCTTCACAAAACTTGACAAGTACATTGGTGGTTTTGTTCCCGGTGAAAATGTGGTGGTGGCAGGTCGGCCCGGCATGGGTAAGACAGCATTCGCAGTCAGCATCGGGATTGCTCATGCAAAGCTGGGGGGCAGGGTTATAATGTTCAGCATGGAGATGAGCAAAGAACAACTTGCTGACCGCATACTTTCATCTTTGGGCCGGGTGGACAACCTAAAAGTCCGCAACGCTGATGTCAATGAATTTGAACTTGAAAACATTGCCCGTGAATTACTGCTGATTGATTACAAATTTCAAATCGAAGACAGCACAATGCTGGACATAGCCCAAATCAAAACCCGAATAAAAACCATGAAGGTAAAACCAACGCTGGTAATCATTGATTATATGCAGTTGGTTAAAAGCACCGGGGGCAAAAATCGTGAGCAGGAAATAGCAAACATATCCCGGCAATGCAAACTGATAGCCAAAGAATGCGGATGCACAGTGATGCCATTGTCGCAGTTAAACCGGGGAACAGAGGAAGGAAACAGCCGCCCAAAATTGGCAAACCTACGGGAGTCTGGTGCCATAGAACAGGATGCGGACACGGTGTTATTTCCGTACAGACCTGATTATTATGAAGCGCAAAAGAATGGAGGCAACCCACCTGAACTTGAAAACGCTGAACTGATTATCAGCAAGTGCCGGAATGGGATGACCGGAACGCTTCAATGTAATTTTATGGGTAAAACGGTAGAATATATTTTCTAAATATAAATAATTAAACTATATTTGCACCATGCGACACGGCAGTTTATTTTCAGGCATCGGGGGTTTTGATCTTGCAGCCGAATGGATGGGGTGGGAGAATGTGTTCCATTGCGAGTGGATGGAATTTCCACGCAAAGTATTGGAATACTACTGGCCGGAAGCAGACAGCCACATTGACATTTGTAAAACTGATTTCAAAAAATATGCAAACAGAATTGATATTCTCACAGGGGGATTTCCCTGCCAACCATTTTCACTCGCAGGAAAGCGAAAGGGAACAGATGATGAACGCTACTTGTGGGGCGAAATGCTACGAGCAATACAAGAGATTAAGCCCACATGGGTCATCGCAGAAAATGTCTTTGGTATCGTCAATATTGATGGGGGATTGGTATTCGAGCAGGTGTGCCTTGACTTGGAAGCTCAAGGGTACGAAGTTCAACCGTTTATTATTCCAGCTGCGGCCAAAAACGCACCGCACCGAAGAGATAGATGCTGGTTTGTTGCTAAAAACACCAACAAAAATGGATGGAGAAGTGAGCAGTGGAAAGAAAAATCCGACAAGCGGAAACAGCGGAACTCTTGCACAGGAGATAATGAGTGGATATACTCCAACAATGGTGAAACTTGGAATGCTACCGACACCAACGGTTATGGATCAAACCAATGCAACGGCAACGATGAAGTCAACACAAGTGAAGGAAGGATCAATGCACTCGGTAACGCTGAACAGGGCAATGTCAATGGGAATGCTACCGACACCAAATGCATTCGATTGGAACATAGCAAGGAAGCCGGAAACATTCGAGAAGGCAAAACAAAGACACAAAGAAAAAGGAGTGAATTTACAAAATCCTTTAAAACAAATGGCAGCAAATATCCAAAACAACAATGGTACAATTTCCCAACTCAATCCCCGATTTGTGGCGGAGATGATGGGCTTCCCACCGAACTGGACGGAATTACCTTTCCAAAGTGGCGAAACGAAAGCATCAAAGGATATGGGAATGCCATAGTTCCACAAATCGCATACGAACTTTTTAAAATAATAGAACATGAGAATAAAAATCAAAGCACCACAGCACAACAGCCGGACAACATTTCGTCAAAGTGAAATTGACCGCATGAAAGAAGTAATCAGGCACCAGCAAATCCGCATCAGGGAATTGGAAACCGTGCTAAAAGTACAGGACATTGACAAAGATGATGAGCATATCAAGGCCACACACCTTGCAATCAGGTCTGTATTTCCGTACTATCAGCCCGAATTTATCAAGGTGAAAGCCCGTAAACGTGAGGTATTGGAATTGCGGCAGATATTCATTTGGATTTTGCGGCATAAAACTTCGTTATCGTTGAAGAAAATCGGTCAATTATGCGGTGGCCGTGACCACTCCACAATGATACACAGCATTGAAACGGTGGACAACCTGATGACTTTTGACAAATCATTTGCCCGGAAGGTGGAAGCGGTGAAAAATGCTTATCAAAACTTTGCAGAACAGATTTAAATAACTATATTTGCACCATGTTAATACTCGATATATGTTTAAGTGACCTGCCCAGTGAGGCAATTACTACCGCCAAGAACGGAAAGAAGTACATCAAGCTCGTATGTGCTGAAAGAAAGACCGAAGGAAAGTTCGGAGAAACCCATTACATTGCCCTGTCGCAAACCAAAGAAGAACGGGAAGCGAAGAAACCTGCAACCTATGTGGGGGGTGCTAAAAATGTAAGTTACAAAAATGTAACATCCGAGCCGAAAGTAAGTGCAACCGCAACCGATGATTTGCCTTTCTGATGCAGCAGGAAATAGTTGAAACCTGCAATCGTATTTGTGATATGTTGATTGCTAAAAATGAAAAGTATGGCAACTCCGCACTGCAACCCACACGGATATTCAGCAAGGCATCCACCACAGAGCAGCTTCTTGTCCGCATTGATGACAAATTGAGCCGCATCAAAACAACCGGGATGGAAGCACCTGATGAAGACACGTTAAATGATCTTATCGGCTACCTAATTTTACTTAAAATCGCAACGAAATGACACACGAGGATAAAAGAAAACACTTTATTGCACACGCACGTAAAGGAATGAAGATGCAGGTTGTTGATGCCTGTAAAGGTCTGGCAAGTTATGCCACCGTGATAAAGGCCCTGAACAATCCAAGCAAGTATAAAAGCAAAAAGGAACAGCAAGTAATTGACACGGCTTTTGCATTGCTATGACAACAGAAGACAGGGGCTTTAAAACGGTGGTATATTGGAAAGACCAGATGATGTCTTTTGAACCAGTGCCTGATGAGGAACTTGAAAAGACACTCAAAAAATATCGGAAGAAAGGATTTAACGCTGAACCGATTTCTGATCACCTGATAAAAAAAATTGCAGAAAGTTTGAAAATATAAAAACTTATACTATATTTGCATCATGGAAACAAAAATAAAAGTAACACACACAGGCAGCTACTCTGCCAAATTCGAACACGATGATGTCACTTACCGCATTGACTGGGAAGATGACAGCGACAATGTCTATGTTTTTCAAGAGTTTCACCCCGGCAAAGATGGCCGCAAATGCGTGAGCATTCCTGCTGAAATTCTGCCAACGCTTATCCGCATTTTGGGTACAATCCACACGGAGAATTTAGAAAAACAAGGCAAAAACTAAACTAACACTTTAATATTCCAAGGACAATGAATGAAACACTAACCGCACCTATTCAGCCAAATGAAATCGAATGGCGGGTGCAATCAGTCACTAGCACAGGCAAAATGATTGTCGTGCCTTACATCAACAATCGCTGTGTAATGCAACGCTTTGACGCTGCCTTCGGGCCGACAAATTGGACATCCGAATTTCGGGAGATAACCAACGGCTTCATTTGCCGCCTGACTGTATATTTGGATGGTCAAACAATCACCCGTGAAGATGGTGCATCAAAGACAAATATCGAACCTGAAAAGGGTGGAATATCCGATGCAATGAAAAGGGCTGCGGTGCAGTTCGGTTTGGGCCGATGCCTGTATGACTACCCAAAAGTATTCATTGAGTGCAGCGATAAGTACATCCCTGACTGGGCGCAGGACAAGTTAACCAAACTTGTTGAGTGGGTTAATCTCGGTAACTTCAAAGAGGTAATAATATTGAAGCCATGACAGATGTAGTTAAATTGATGTTTGATGTTGAGGAAGGCAACGCATCTGCTTTGGATGCGTTCTGCCACCTCACACGCCTTGAAAAGCAAATCAAAGCGGCAAAGGAGCAGATACAATCCCAAGCCATTAACGAAGCACAGATGTACGGCAAGACATTTCAGCACATGGGCTTTGAAATCCAGTGCCGGGCAGGTGCTGGTCGGTGGAAGTTTGACCATTTGGATGAGTGGATTGTGGTAAAAAATCAACTTGCAACCGTTGAAGATATGGCAAAGTGGGCATACAAGTCCGAAGAAAAAGGAGTGATGCCCGTTACCGATGGCGGAGAGATTATTACGGCTGCTGTTTATGTGGCAGGAAGTGACACCATTGCATTAAAGGAGATTGGTCATGCTGAATAGACGTGAAACCCCCAAGTCAATAGAACAATGGCAGCCACCATTCGAGGATGAAATGATTGAAGCACAGCCCTACGATTACACCCAAATGCCTGATGACATTCCCAGCGTGGATGAATGGTTCAAAATCAGGGTGTGGCAGGATGAATTAAACGGCACAGCCCTAACAAATTAGATGGTATTTGGTTTAATGTTGTATATTGCCCCTGCCTTGTTAGCATTCATCGACTTTTTGGTGGATGTTAGCAATCGCAGGGGCTAACTACTTTTATAGATAGATGACTAAAATTGAAATCGTCAAATCTATCATGCAGCAACACATGATGGATGGGCAGCTGATGCTCCCAAAACAAACACTCGCCAAACTTATTTACGAACAAAACCCCGGTGTCTGGCCGAACGTGGATGCGGTACGAAAGCAAATAAGAGCAGCCACAGGTTCAATGGGTAGTAATTCATACGCAAAAAAACACAGCGAAAATATGCCCGGTAAATCAACAATCGAAGAAGGCCTGAAAAAGTTTGGGCTTTACACAAAGCTACCAGTCAGAAAGGATGTGGTGCTGCCATCAGGAAAGTACCTTGTCATGTCCGACATCCACTTCCCTGAACATGACCCACTTGCAATCCAAGCATCGTTGGAATACGGAAAAGAAAAAGGCATCACAGGCATTGTGCTGAATGGTGACATTATTGATATGTATATGGTCAGCCGCTTTTTGCAGGAAACCAAACGGCCCAGCATTCGTGAGGAATTGATAATGACACGCAGTTTCTTTCAGTTGCTACGTGAGGAGTTTCCAACCCTGCCCATTTGGTATAAGTTCGGAAACCACGAAGAAAGGATGCGCCACTATTTGTTAAGCAATGCCCGTGCCATTGAAGATTTGGATGGCATTACGCTTGAAGAACAACTGCACTTGAAAAAGTACGACATAAAAGTGGTGTTCAGGGAAAGGATAAAGGCCGGGAAACTTGACATCCTGCACGGCCACGAATTTCAAAAGTCAATCATGGCCCCGGTCAACCCAGCAAGGGGTGCATTCATGAGGGCGAAAAGTTCGCTGCTGATCGGACACCACCACCAGACATCAAGCCACCACGAAAACAACCTGAAAGGCGATGAGATTGTTTGCTACTCTACCGGATGCCATTGCACACTTACCCCTGAATACAATCCCTACGGCTACATCAAACAAAATCATGGTGGTGCTATCGTGACCGTGCTACCCAACCGCAATTTCCACGTAGAAAATTACCGCATAATAGAAGGGAGAGTTTACTAATGTTTCACACTCCTTTATGTTTGGAAGTTATTGCAGGGGATGAAATGGAAGATGCCCTGTATGAAATGGGCATTGCACCTTCCGAAGTTGATTTGTATCAAGAGCCGACATTTCCTGTCTGTTTGTACAAAATTGATTGCATGATGCCTGACAATCGCAGCACACCAAAAAAGCCGCTAACAATTATCGTGTGCGGTGAGTTGACTTACATTGTCAAGTTTTCAATAGATCATTTGATTAACTTGGTGGATGTCCACCGATAGTTTTTACGCAAAGCATTGAGTAATTTTGCTTAATGGAATGAGCAATTTTACAAAATTTTGCTTATCCGAATGTGCAAAATAGGGTGAAATCTATGGTCTGCCCCTGATTAAAACGCTTCACAATCTCGAACCAGTGCTTATCAGGCACAACCTGACACCCTGCTGACCACTTATTCACCCAGTCACCCAGCCCGGCACGATGAAAGTTGATGCCAAATAACCCGAATTGCGTCACTTTTTGGTCAAGTTGTCTGTCTTTTGTGCCATCACGGTAGATTGTAATAGGCAAAATCTGCTGAAAATAAGGCGCACTAAGCCACAAATTTGACCATTTTGCACCCGTTACAAAGCGGTGTGAACCGACAATCTGCTGTTCAGCGGCTACCGCAGTACCGTTTATCCCACCAACGGTGAGAGGATTGTACACATAAAAGTCACCAGCGGTGGTGGAAGCAGCGCAAACATAGACGATTTGGCCGTATTTATACACCACACAGAAGTCATCGAAGCTATTTGTCAGCTTATCATCTGTGCGAAGCCATACAATCCCATGATATTGTGGTAGCCATTTGCGTTTTTTCAGCTCGTTGGCTATGTAGTTGGCGAGTGCTTCGGTGGATTTCGGGCCGATAACCCCATCCGCTTTAAGGTTTGCCCCGTTTTTGTTCAGTAGTTCTTGTAGCTTTATCATTTGGCTATGAATAATAATGATGATAAGATTGCGATATTTCGCCACGCATTTCGTTTCCTACGCATTTTATTGTTATCTGTGGCACATTGTACCAACTGCTCATTTTGAGTGGCTGTAATGTCCTCTAAATGCGTAATCGCACTATCCTGTAATTTTATGACCTGCTCTTGGCTGTAAATTACCACGCTGTCGTCACTGATAATCTCCCAACAAAGTTGATTTTCATCAATCAGGGCGGCAAGTTTTATCGTGTCTTTTTGAAGCTGGGTAATGGTCAGCGTATCGTGGACATATTTTGTCCTAATTTCACGGATGCGTTTAACTTTTTCAGGGCGGTTGATCAGCAGCGCAGCATACTCATTTTTGATGCTGTCAATTTCGGCTGTCAGCGAGTCAATTAGTCCTGTGTCTGCCTGTGGTTTTTGTTGTGTCGGGCAATGCCCAAAGACAAGCACAATGCCAAGTACACCACAAAGCACAAAAAGCCAATCATTTCGCTTCATCCTCTGCAAAGAAATTGGTCACGAACTTGCCGACCGCACCGCACACACCTGAAATCAGCATCAACTTTGGATGGTCAAGGTTTAACCCGGCAACGAACAAAGATGCAGCCGCAATGCTGTCACCCAAAACCCTGAAACGCTTGGGGGTTGGTTGGAAGTAGTTTTTAAGTTTCATCTTCCTTGACCCCTGTATGGTTTTGCGGACTTGTGTTTGTTCGCTGACTTCGTGTGTCTGCCCAACTTGCTTTTGCTTTTCGGTTGCCATTTTACTATCTCCTTACTTTTTGCCATACTTGAAAAACTTATAAATGCCGATGCAGGATAAAACAAGGGCAGCCGTGAATGATAGGAATTGAATTAACG